ACCCTCCATGTTCATTTCCATAGGAATAAACAAAGAATACATACCACTCTTAGTTTGTCCGTTGGCGTTTCTTGTACTTACATCAGAGTCTTCGTAAAGCTTCTTAAAATTACTACCACCCTTATCTAAAGCATTGGAGGTAGAACCCATCAAACACTTACCTATTATCTTACTACCTAACCTCAAACAAGTTTTAGTAACCCTCCAGTTGTTAAGTATATTATTTGGTTTTATCCACTTACCACTTTCATCATGGACTAACAACATAAGCTTTTCACCATCATAGGAGTTGTCATCTGTATTCTTCCAGTCAATAGTGGTGTCAAGACCTGTAAGCTCTTCATCAACACTATCGTACATATTTTTCTTTGTTATCTTAGATGCTGGTATCCTAAAGGCTAGTTCAGTCTTTGGTTTATCCATACCGTCTTGTATGGGCTTAAAAAAGAACGGAAGTCTATTAGATATAGGAACTACTTTATCGGTAAACATCTTTTTAGAATCCGCTCCCGTCTTTGACAGTATACCTACCCTAGAATCTTTTGCTAGTGTTCCTGCGTTTACACACTCTGAAGAGCCCATAAACGAAAACCCTGAACGTCTAATCTTCAAGTATATCATTCCAAACGCTCGCTTATCTGCTTTACACGCTTCCCAAAAAATATAAAATATCCTGTTAGCTTCTCTGTAGTCTGGATATCCAACATCAATTGCTGACCATTGTAAATACATATAATGTGAGCCAGTAATGTAAGTTGCCTTACCATTATTCATAAACCAATGCCCCTCTTCTCTGCTGTCAAACTCAGACTCAATATAATCTACCCACTTTGATTTAAATGGAGTTGGCATTTCGTTCCACTGAAATATAGAGTATATCCTAGATAGTTCTTTGGGAAGTTCTTGTCTTTCCCAATACTGCTCTGATTTAGTTTTAGACCTTGAGAAACAATTTTTAGGAGTTACAGGTAAACCTATCCTCAGCCCTGATATTTCCACAACATCTCCGAGCGTACCATTTTTAGAAATACAAACAAAATCATATTTATCATTATATCCATACTCCCAGGTCTTGGCTCTATTTTTATTAGCCAATACACCTTTTGGTATGTATCCATCTAAAACTTTATAGATACTACTTTGAGCGTCTTTCTGCAAATCCTTGTTTTGTTTCAACTTTAGCGTCTGTGTTATTTGATAAGTTTATATTTTCCTGCTCCTGGTCTATCTTGTTTAATATATCAAAAGCATCAAATACAGCTAACTTCTTTGTTGCTGCTGCGTTCTTTAATCTATCTGCCGCCAGTTCATCTTCTGGGTCGTGCTTAATAATATCTTCCTTAGCAACCTTAATAAGCTGTTCTACAGCCTTTCTTCCTGCTTCAATTATTTTTTTCTTTAGTTCTTCTGATTTCATTTTGTTTTATTGCATTATCTAAATGAGCTTCTTCCCAGTGCATTCTATAATCATAACCACCAGTAAATGTTTCCTCGCACTGACTACATTTTATAGTATGCTTCATAAACACATTGTAATGTGGTGGTCATACATTCTATATAGCTTCTGCCCATCTACATTAAATTCATATTCAGTATCTGGCTTAAATGTAACTAGGTCGCCTTCTTTTATACCATACTCTTGTAATGTTTTATTTATGTATTTGATTTTACCCATGAGCGGCTCTTCGGCAAAAGGCTTGTGTATATAAGATTCAGTAACTGGCACTGGCTCTACAAAACAATACTTATCGTGGCAATGCCATTTATTGTTTTTATTGTACATATAAAACTGCTGATTGTCTACAAAAAACAAATCATCCATAAAAAAACTTTTACCGCTCTTCTGCCTACCCTTCATGTCGTTGTAAAACTTAAATACATTATGATGTACTAAAAGAACATCTCCTGGCTCTATATCTCCATTGTATCCTAAAGGAGTAGAAACAACAATAGCTTCTCTGTTAGAAGCTATATGGTTTTCTTCTGAGGTGCTAGTTATAAAATCTACACCTCCTATTTCTTTTGAGTTGTTATATCTTTTACCCTTTGTGGGTTTTACTATAAAATAAAAAGGTGACCTCATTAAAAGTTTATATTATATTCTACGGAGATAGGCATAGTTGAATTAAACTCTTTCCATAAAAATATTTCATCTGCTTTTTGAATCCATATTTTTATTGAGCCTTTCTGCTCGTCTTCTTTTATTAAATGAATGCTGTGTGAACCTCCAAGTATTTCTTGTCCTACAATATAGTGCATTGCGCTAGACTTATAGTCTGGACCTATTGATATCTTTCTAATCTGCATTGTATTAAATTTATTAATACAAATATAACGATTATTTGCCTGGAAGTTTTACTCCTATCTTATCTGCCGTTCTCGCTCCGAAGTATCCGCAAAGGACCCATGTGAGAAGAGAAGCTGTATCAGATGTTTCAAGTCCCATATACCATCCGCCTACATACGCTCCGACTAATACAACTAAAGTTAGTGGTCTCACATTACGAGCAAGCCAGCTCTGGCTTCCAGAGTCTGCGACCCAACGTCTAGTTACACCATCTATCTCTGCTCGCTCGAGTTTAAGCTTTTCAAGAGCTATTCTCTTGTCACCTTCACTTAGTTCTTGATTTCCGCTAATAAGCTCTGATATGACATTACCGGGTAGTATAGCGTCACCAACAATACCTAGTATTGAAGGCGCTTTCTCGATAAGAAACTTTCCTACGCCCGTTTCTTTAAATGGTTTTTTACTCTTGCTCATATCACTCGATATGAAGTTTTACCATTTATTCGTTCTGCTCTAAGGCAGCGTTTTCTATTTTCATCTGGGTGGACATAGCTCACATGAATCCAATCTGGATTAGTGTCATTACCAAACTCCCATATGAGCTGGTCAAAGCTTAGATTTTCTTTTATGTATTTATACATCTCAGCATTTGTTTTATGTCCAAGTGTATCATCAAGGTCAATTGCTCTACCTTGGCAATGTTGCGAGCGTGAACTTCCACCGATAGCTCGGTTTAAATCTTCACATCTATAAAAACTATTGATTCTTATAGGTCCACCTACATATTTTCTAAGAGGCTCGAAAACATTATAAGCAACGCCAACCATATTAGTAACTTCATAATCTCCTGGTGTATTGTTAATTCCTAATCGGGCAGCAGTATTGGATTTAGTTCCTTCTCTATAAGATATATGCTCACTTATTCTTTCCATACATTAAGTACCATTTGTGGACTGTGTATCCAATTGATACTAAAAGTAATAAAATTTTTAGTATTACGTCTATCTGCGTCATAGAAACTCCTAAAACCACACTGTTTATTCCCAATATTTTTATATCGTTAATTGACATTGCTGTTTGGTTTAACTATGTGGTACACCACATTAATATCTAAAAGTGCGCTATTTGTTTGTATATATTCCATTTTATGCGATTGCTAAATAGATGTAGGTTTCTCCACTACCATTCCATCCTGAATTACTTGTTGATAATTGAAACCCATCGCTTAAAAAACTAAATCTACCTGCATATGTAGTGTCAGCATTAGATAAGTTAGGAAACAATACAATATCATTTCCTCTTGAAGTATCGTATATCATCCAATTATCTGATAAGGATGTCGGTTTAAGTATTACAAATCTTGGAGCAAATCCTGTTGTAACTGATAATGTCCCTCCATTCCCTGTATAACTCCCCACCTTCTGATAACCTGTTACAGAGTGGAAGCAGTAGGCGATGTAAGTTGAACCACTTGAATTAGTTGATGTATCATTTCCTACATTTACAACTGTACTTGTAGCTGGACTTGGAAATACACCAGAAGAAGTACCGCCTGCCGAAGTTGTGTTTAGTTTCATATAATTTGGTGGCGTATTTGTTGTATCATACAATACAAACCAATCCTCTGTAGCACTTGTTCTTTTTACGATAACCAGTTCAGGTAACGAGCTCAATCCGTGTCCAAAACTTGCGTTAGAACCTGTCCCTGTATACTTCACAATACTAAACCCTGCTGCTTGATTGGCATTGGCTATGCTCGTTATACTACCCTCTGTATTTATAGCAGCTATTCCTGCTGCTTTCCAACACCAAGCTACGTAGTCATAACCACTTCTATTTACGGAAGCTGAATTACCTATTAAACTAAATCCGTTGTCATTTAAACTTGTAATTTGTGGGTCGTTAGTTATTTCTGCTCCAGTTGAATTTGATATTATAAAATTTTCCGCTCCTCTTATTGAATCAGATAGTACGTTGTTTCTTGAGTCATCCCTATTCTTAACCCATACAAGGTCAGGTTTGAAGTCTGTATCAATACTTTGTGCACTATTACTACCACTATAAGTAACAACATCAAAGCTATTCGCTAGTACTGGAGCAGGCTGAGCGTCTGCTGCTATAGCTAGGTAGATGTATGAACCACCGTTTGCGTTAACGCCTGTGTCAGTCGAAACTACCTGAAAGCCATTAGATAAAAAACTAAATCCATTTCCAAGATTACCTACGGATTCTGCCGCACTATTGTTAGGCACTAATGCTAAATTAGTTGGGTTTGTAGGATTTCTTTTATTATCAAAAACAAGCCAGTTATCTCCCGAATCAACTCTCTTTACCATAAGAAAAGCAGGCTCAAAATCTGTTACAATATTATTACCTGCTGTTCCCGTCCCTGTATAACTCCCTATTTTTTGGTATCCGTCTACTGAATGGAAGCAGTAGGCGATAAAAGGACTACTACTTGCATTTGAACTACTACTCACACCAACAGTAAAAACAGTTGAAGTAGGAGCAACTCCCACATCAGCTGGATAACCAAACAAACTACCTGTACCACTTTCACCTCCTGTAGAATTTAATTCCATATGTTTTCCTGTTCCCATAGCAGTATGGTAAACTATCCAAGGGTTTGTTGAATTTAATCTTTTTAAGATAATCATTTCAGGAGCAGAAGAAAGTCCGTGTCCTATCGTATTGTTTACAGCTAATCCTGTACCTGTATACTTCACAATACTAAACCCTGCATCCTGATTAGCCTTTACAGTACTATCTATACTGCCTTGTTCGTTTAGTGCTGATGAACCTTCTC